TAGTTATCAAGAGTTATTAGTGATGAAAGAAGAACAAGATTACAAGTGTGCGATCTGTGGAATACATGAAGAAAACACAACAAAAAAATTAGCGGTAGATCACGATCACAAAACTAATCGAGTGCGTGGGTATCTGTGCAATAACTGTAATCGTGGAATTGGTTTATTGAAAGATGATGTAGAAGTGATGAAAAGAGCGATTGTTTATTTAGAGCGCACTTCTTTTCAGTATGGGGGGTCACAGGGGGGCGATAGCACCCCTGATACAGAACAACGATAGTGATGATTAGATAGAGAGAATAAGAGAGAGATAGATACACCAGTTGATTGCTAGGTTGGTGATCTAGTACTGATAGTTGGTACAACCTGATAATAGAGATCGATTACCTGATACACATAACGACAGGTAGTAACTCTGTAGATGAGATGACAACAGATCAATAGTTAGTTGCTACCTGATAACAAGTGGTTGAGATGACTGACAGGCTGGTTGTGCGAACACAGGCAACCTGATTCAGAATGCAGTAGCCGAAGTTGCATCGTTGCATCGTCACCAAGATTGTCATCAGATCATTGGTACAACCTGATTACAAAGCGTGTGTTAACAACATCGCACCTGATTAGTAGTCAGGTGATGATGTAAACATTGTAAAAATAAATTGACCACCCCACCATTAACGCGATTACACGCATGACTCGGCCAAGTGTCAGCCATGGTTGAGAGGTTAGGATGAAGGCAGTAGCCTAAGGCCCTTGTCAATATTGCATTTTGCATGGGCTAACTTGACGTTTTCGAGGGTATCGTCCCCACCTAGTGCTAAAGGGATTACATGCTCTACGTGTGGATAGGTTTCCCAGCCAGGTTGCCCTTGTATATGGGGGGCAGTGAAGTCCACAGGATCACCGCATAGGTAGCAATCAGAGCCATCTCGTTTAATTATCTGATTTCGTGTGTACGCTCTGTGTTTTCCGCCCTTTACACGCTTCCTATTTTTGCTTACATGTCTTTTATCAGGGTTATTTTTGTAGTATTCTTTTTCTTTAGCCTTATATTTGGGGTCAGTAGCCCATTTAGTACGAACATATTCAGCAGCAACAGCCTTGCAAGGCGCACAAGCCACTCCATTGTTTCTACGACAGCGATCGTAATCGCCAATTACTATTCCGTGTTGAGCACTTAAACGTATTTTTTCTTGTTCTCGTATGTATTTTTTGATTAATTTTGTTAATTTACAAATTAAAGCAGCCCGTTGACGTTCTTCTCGTTGTTTTTGCTCTAGTTCCTTGCGTGGAGCAGCCGCTGCCCTCTTCTTCTCATTAGCCTCTTGAAAGTTTTTTATTCCAGCATTGATAAACTTAGTGAGGTATTGAGTTTGTTTTTCCACGAAAGAAGTATACCTCCCCTAAATTACAAAATTTCACCTCTATGTTCTGACACAGTAGCCGAAATAGGCAATAATCGGCCACATGAGCAGAAATGAAGAGTTTAGCAACGGTTCTGGTAAGCCAGTTCACAAGTTATCGTGGGACAGTGGGGGATACTACATTTCTGCGTCATGTTCTTGTGGGACGTTTGCTGTTATGCGTTCGGTCAACCGTCGTGGTGGCCGTATGAGTTCACGAGACAACATCAAATTGCTTCACAGCAAACACAAAGATGGTACTTTAGAACCCTCTAATGGTTGGCACAACCCATCCAAAATAGGAAAAGGACCAGAATGAGCGAAATTCAGCCCCTATCTATGGCCTCAGAACCTTGTTGCAGCACAAATTGCCCTTGTAATCAGCAATCTCAAGAGGAGCAAGGTCAAAATTGATCGGCATGGCTATCGTGGCGCTCTCGTTCGCCCTGATCATCCTGGCATTGTGGGCTTCTGACCACTAAACGCCCAAAATATTTTTTCTCAGTAACAACTCAAGGCAGTAGCCTTAATGCAATAATAAGCACATGCCAGCAGAAGAGAACTTAAGCCCTCAGTTTGATGGGGTTCACACTGCTTTCGTGAACTTTAGTTACGATCGTGTTCTAGCCCGTAATCAAAAGACTGGGGAAAACACAAAGACTGTTGGTTGGCGTACTAGATGCGCTTGCGGCCATTTGATAGAGACAAAGAACAACAGCATTAAGGCACACAGGGCCAAGGTAGACAAACATCTAGGGGTAACGCAGGAAAAAGATGAAGCCTCCCAAAGACTTAGGTAAGGCGCTCAAGGCTGGATATCAGCCTATGTTCATGACTGGACCAGAGATCAAAGAGCACTTCCCCCCTCTCGAAGGTGATAAGAGGACAGTTAGGCTCCCACCGAATGAGAGAGCAAATCGCTACGACCATGGTGAGCGCAAAGAGACCGATAGCGAACTATGGGATCGCAAACTCAAGGAATCCAAGCAGACTGGTGAAGAGCGCTTCGGAGAAATCAATTTTGCAATGGGTACACCACAGAAGTACGGCATCTCACGTAAGAGCACCCTCGGAGATAGAGCAAAGCAATCTGGCATGCCTGGTTACATCGCAGTGCAGGTCGGCAACGCAGAAACTCAAGGCCAGATACTAGGCGGTCACCACCGAGTCGCATTATCTGCAGAGCAGTTCAAAGAGCACATCTTCCCCGTCAAGTACTTCAAATCTCTTCCTGATGCTAAGTTAGATAAAGGTTACCGATGAGCAACCTCGGACGCCAGTGGCAGCAGTTAGACATGTACAAGACAGCAAAAGAGTTACGAGGCTCCACCTTGCTAGATGTTGAGTCTGCAAAGGTATGGGATGCAGGAAGAACACCTGCGGCCCAGGTGGATAAGGAGGTCATGGACCAGAAGTTAGGTGAGTCTCGTGCCACTGGGTTATATGACTCAATTAAGGCCCAAGGTGTATCAAAGCCTGTGTATGTAACCCACAATGCTAAATTGGGTCAGACAGTCGGAGATGGCCACCATCGCATCGCTGCAGCCCATGACATTGATCCCAACATGCTCATTCCTGTGGAGCACGGATGAGCAACCTAAATCCTGATCAATTTCACATCGATGAATCATCGAGCCCTCTTGAGTACCCAAGTGCCAGAAGCACTGTTCAACGACTCACTGTGCGCCATCCAAATGTTAATGAAGGTAAAGAACATAAAGATACCTACATCGATGAGACAAGCAGAAAGATTAGGACAGGCAAGAATGGCCGCGTCCTTAAGACTCCTCGTGAAGAAGTGACCCCTGGTGCAGGAGAGAACGCCGCTGGCTTTGTTGATTACGAGAGTAGGGGAGATGGATTAAAGATCCACTACATGAAGACCGCTAGACACATAGCAAATAGCGGAGTGGCTCAACGAGGACTTGAAGAATTAATCAAAAGAAAGAATCCAAAGAGTTTGGATTTTGGAAAGTTAATGAGTCCTGCATCAAATCGCGTAATGGACAAAGTCCAGAGTAATCATCCTGACATCAAGGTTGAAGGGACTCCGTGGTACTGATGAAGTGTGTACACATCTACGAGATGGTCGGGGCCGATCTATGCCCACATTGCGGCTCTAGCACTCACGAACCAGACTGGGCAGATACTAATGAAAGATACCGCGCCTGGAAAGAGTACATCATCGACAATCCACAAGAGTTAACCTGGTGGAGCATATGAGCAACTTGTCCAAGAAGCAGTTTCCATATACATACCAGTTCAAGACTATGCCTGATGCTGCTAACACTGATCCAGCCTGGGAAGTAACAGCCCATCATGAAGGTAAGCAAGTTGGATATTTAAACTGGGCTATGGCTGGTCACGTGTATGACATGAATGTCAATCCAGAGCATCGTCGCAAAGGTATTGCTACAGGCATGTGGAATCACGCTTTAGCACAAGGTGGAAAACATGATGAGACGCTTAGAGGACCAGTTTCTCATGTAGAACACTCTGCTCACAGAACTCCAGAAGGAGATGCATGGGCTAAATCAACTGGTAAGGCTCATTACTTTCCACCAGAGGAGATACATTGAGTAGACAAGAGGAGTTCGAGTCATCTCACATCGCTGCACGAGAAATCGCCCCAGGTGATTATCTCGATTCATCAGTAAAGTTACGTGTACATGCAGCAAAGATGATTGGTAATGACTTCGTCGTAGCACATAAGTTACGTGGCTCTAAGTCACCTGGCGTATCTACATATAAGCCAGATGAGACCGTGAGAGTGTGGAGGAAGAAGTGAGCAACCTCAATCCTCAGCAGTTTGTATCTCTGACCCATCACGAGGGCAAGTACCTCCACCATATCGACGCACATGACCAAGATGGCAACATGGTCGGGTCTATGGATTGGAACAAGCGCTCCAAGAGAGTAATGAACGTAAGCGTCAGTACACGACTTCGTCGTCAAGGTATTGCAAGCCACATGTGGGATCTAGCAAATCAAACCGCCCAAGAGAAGGGTCAAGTAGGACCTCAACACTCCTATGAGAGAACTGACCTAGGAGATGCATGGGCAAAATCTGTAGGTGGACGACTCCCACACAATCGGAGCAAGAAATGAGCAACCTATCTCCTAAGCAGTTTCCAGAGTTGTTTCACGGATCGACCGCAGAGACGATGAAGCCTGGAACAATAATCCGCCCAGGTAATGATCGTGTCGTATGGGCAGGAACTAATCCAGAGCGTGCAGCAGACCATGTCATTGATCGTATGAATACAGGTTACAGAGGACGAGATAATAAGAAGGGATGGTATCAGCAGTCTCTGGTATCACCTGTCTACGAAGTCGAGCCATTAAAGACTGACAAGACACTGACAGATATGTCTTGGTGGAGTAAGGACTCCATAACCTCTGATAAGGGCTTCAGAGTAAAAGGTGTCAAGCGCTACGTCACCCGTGGAGAGAAGATGAGTGACGAATGAGCGCCCAAGATAATTTGAATGAATTGCAGTTTAAGGCCTACAGAGGACTCAGCCGCCCTTTAAATTCTTCTAAAGGACTAGGCATGCACTGGTCTGCAGACAAGTACATTGCCGAAAGTATCCCTGATCATCAACGTTCAGGTGATGATCGCTACTACAACCCAACTCATACAACAGTTATTCATGCCAGCATACCTATGAGTTCTGTTGAAACAAACGAACGCACATTGCGTCAAAACTATGTGTACTCCCCAGAAGATTTGTCTAAAAATAAAGAGAAAGAAATACCTGTCAAACAAGGTGCTCCTGTATTCGTTCATGCAATTGACAATTTAAAAAGAGGTGCTACCCATGATTTCTTTACAGGAGATAGAATAGAGAATCCAAAAGAAAGAGTTCGAACTCGTCGGTACAATCCGCCAAGGACCATGACGACATGAGCGCCCCAACACCGAAGAAGGTCATCAAGGTACAAGAACTACGGCGTAGTAATGCTGCAGGTCCTATACCCTCTAAGAAGGTCTATGACCGCAAGAAGGTAAAGAAGGTTAAAGTTGAGCGCCCAAGATAATTTATCTCCTAAGCAATTCCACATATTTCGTGGATTACAGGTTCCTGCCTCTAAAGTACAAAAACACATCCTAGGAGTCCACTGGACAGATAACCCAGATGTAGCAGAGGACTTCGGAAGCGGTAAGGGTCTAGGAGGCTATGCAAGCCATCGCGCATCTTACAAGGGTCCATACTCTGTTATCCATGCCACAGCGACAAAACGTGCCGTAGAAAAGAATCCAGAGAAGTTACAAAGTTACGACATCGCCATGGATGCAGAAGAAGATGAGATTCCTCTCAAAGAGAATACAAAAGTTAACGTCCACTCAATTACCACAGTCCATCCTGGTAAGAGAGAAAGAATGCGTAAGTACAATCCGCCAAGGAAGATGACGACATGAGCGAAGATAAGAAGCAATGTCGTCTATGTGACCATGACATGAAGTACGGCTGCTGTACAATAGATACCTGCAAGTGTATCTGTGAAGCGAGGTAGTCATGCCAGACAATCTTAACAATGCACAGTTTGGCGACCAGCCAGAGAAGAAGGTTCGCTACGTACCTGACCAAGAGGGTCACTCAATCGGATGGCACATACTCAAGTGGCACACAAAAGGTCGCGGGCCTGCGAATGCAAAATCATTCGGCGGCGATGGCGTTTCGACCTATGACTACGCACAGCACCACAAGATGCACATGCGTATGCATGAGGACGGAAAATTTGAGGTCGGGCACGAGCATGAGCATTTCACACCAAAGAGGCGCAAGTAATGGCTGCTGAAGATAACTTGTCTCATGAACTGTTCTTTGAAGCACATCGAGGCCTTAAAGAGAAGAATCCTGATCCTAATTACGGTTTAGGCATGCACTTCACCGCATCGGAAAACGTTGCTAAAAGATTTGCTGCAAGAGGTCATTGGGAACATGCAACTATTATTCACGCCAAGATTCCTGTGTCATCTGTAGAGACCGACACAAAGGTACTTGGTAAACGAGGCTTTGCTGGTTTTATGGGGCAAGACCCACTGAACGAAAAAGAAATTCCAGTAAAAGAAGGCGCATCGGTATTTGTAACAGGAAAGACAAATTTAAGATTATCGCCATCTTCACTAGAAAGTGAGAGACGAGTACGCAAACGTACTTATAACCCACCACGGGAGATGAAGGCATGAGCGTAGACGACAATCTAGGTAAGCAGTTCACTCCCAAGCATCAGTTCACATGGCAAAAGAGTGGAGAAAAGTTTGCATCCTGCTGCTTTCATTTTGCAAAAGACACAGGACGTCCTTCAGGTAAGAAGTGGTCTCTAACTGCAAAAGGCAATGAGATCAGCACGCATCCATCATCAAGTGCTGCCAAAGCAGAGGCGATGAGACTTCACAACGAAGGGAAGACTGGATTTTGAAGCAGACACCTAGAGAACCAGGTCATGATCCATCTCTACCTCGTAACTTGTCAGGCGTACAATTTCGATACTTTGCACCACAAAAAGGCTCGGCGTTTTACGGTAACCATGAGTTGCATGCATACAACGAGTCTCATAAGTCACTAGGAACAATGAACTGGCATCCTAAGACTGGTGAGGTGGGGTTCATACGTGCTCATGAAGATTATCGAGGTCTGGGTATTGCATCTCAACTATGGGGTAAAGCACATAAGTTAGCCGCAGATACGGGCATCAAAGCACCGAAGCACTCTACAGGGCAGACACGTGAAGGAAACGCCTGGGCTGAAAAGGTAGGTGGCGAAAGCGTCACACGAAAGCGTGACTCTAGCGAAGACGACTTTTTTCCTTCAGAGAATAGCAACAGATAATTCTATGATAGGGTCTGGGCATGATTACAGACCGCCCTTGGGGAACATACGAAGTACTAACAACATCTGACACTCACCAGGTCAAGCGCATTGTTGTGCATCCTGGTCAACGCCTCTCATACCAGACACATGAACAACGCTCAGAGTATTGGGTCATTGTCTCTGGAACAGGCACCGTAACTATCGATGGCATTCAATCTATGGCATTAGGTGGAGACGCCTTTATTATTGAACAAGGTATTGCTCATCGTATTGCTAATATTGGAGAAGAAGATCTTATTTTTATTGAGACGCAATTAGGTCTTTACTTTGGCGAAGATGACATCGTGCGCTTAGAAGATGACTTTGGTCGCTCATGATGGAGAAGACTTGGGACTACAGAGAGAAAGAGATACGTGAGGAGATTGCTCAACGTATTGAAGATGAACTAGAGGGTATGATGCCTCCAGTAGATGATACTGAGATCGCTGTGTATCACGCAATGACTTGGGTTATTGATTTTATACGAGGTAAAGTATGAAGAAAGACGAAGTAGATGCACTCTGTGCTCATTGTGGCAGAGTGACCATCATTCATAAAGATGAGTTACGTACACCTTACTACTGCTGGTACTGCCGATGAAGCACAGAACCTTTAACAAGGGTTGGATTAAAGGCGGCACTTCTGATGGTTGGGGTTTTGCACTAGAGTTCTACCCTAAAGAACCAGCGTTGACTATCACGTTTATATGTTGGTATTTTATTATTGAGAAAGATTATTAATGACAGAGTTTCTTCTTGGGCTAATGGTTGGAATTATTATTGGCAGAGTATTTGAGATATGGGTCAATTGGAAGTATAAAAAATGATAGTCAACTTATCTAAAGAAGAAGTTCGTGCATGTGCAGACATCGCATTGAACCGATGGATGATGAAGTTCGGTAGTGTTGATCGCCCTAACTATGCAGGCGAGAACAAGAAGTACCTAGAGCCAGAGATTGCGGCAAATGTACGAACTATCGTTGCAGAGTACGCAGTTGCTAAGTTATACAAGCAGCCCTTCACATTTCCTTTTTACACCAATGAGGAACATTACTTCAGAAAAGACTTTCCTGATGTAATGCCATGCTACGAGGTAAAGTCAGTCCGTACTAAGGACGAGATCCCAGTATTTCCTAAGGACATCAGGCCAGGGGTCATTCTGGTAGGGGCACGGGTTCTAGACCGCGACTACTATTCAGAGGTCGAGGTTTATGGCTGGCTTCCTACTGAAGAGTGCACCAAGGACGAGTATCATTATGCTCCAGAGAATTCGTGGCGAATTCCTCTTGACAAGTTTAACGACACTATTCCAGGCTAGGAGAATCATGGCTGACAAAGGCACAGCAGCAGCGATTATTGAAGTTGCAAAGAAAGAAGTTGGGGTTATTGAAGGCCCTAAAGATAATGAGACCAAGTACGGCGCTTTCACCAAGGCAAACTTTCTAGCATGGTGTGGCTCATTCGTTATGTGGTGCGGCCACATGGCTGGGGTAAAGATTCCTAACACCGTCTCTACTGTTGCAGGAGCAGCGGCGTTTAAGAAGATGGGCACATGGTTTGACGCTGATTGCGGTCAATCACCACAACCAGGAGATATCCTGTATTTTGATTTCCCAGGAGACGGTGTCGATAGAATTTCTCACGTGGGTATCTGCACAGGTATCGACTCTGATGGCGTAGTACTGACCATCGAAGGCAACACATCTGGCAAAAAGAAGGGCGACCAGCGAAATGGTGGCGAGGTATGTGAGCAGATCCGTGCATACAAGGTCAACAAGAAGAAGGTTCTCGTATCAATTGTTGGTTGGGGTCGTCCTAACTACAAGGGCAACGAGGTAAACGTAGATGTGCCAGTAGAGGCACCTCCAGCCTTCCCAGGACAGATCAAGCCAGGTGCCAAGGGAGAATCTGTCAAGATTGTCCAGCGTGCTCTAGGATTGGCTGCAGACGGCGATTACGGCCCAGGAACAAAGAAGGCAGTTATCGCATTCCAGGATAACCATGACCTTGTGGACTCAAATGGCGTTATCGGCCCTAAGACATGGGCAGAACTGGTCAAACTGCTCTAATCGGACATTTTAGACTCTAGCCCTCCAGGGTTCCAGTAATGGTATCCTTGGAGGGCGTTTCTGATGAGGGAGAGTAATGACAACGATCGTAGCGGTGCAATACGAAGACAGAGTTGTTTTTGCTGCCGATAACCAGGTAACTGGTGATGACGGTCGCATCTATCACCATCCTCGAATGGAAAAGATTACAGAACGCAATGGTTACTTAATTGCTGGTTCTGGAGAAGTTGCACCTTGCGACATTGCACAACACCTATGGAATCCGCCAAAACCAACAACAAAAGATCTTCAAGATGTTTATCACTTCATGATTGCTAAAGTGATGCCTTCTCTCAGAAAATGTTTGACAGATAACGGGTATGACTTTGCAGAGGGCAAGGGCGATGGAAAGGGTGATGGCAATCGCTTTAACTTCTTAGTAGCAGTTGGTGGCGAGGTGTTTGATGTTGCCGATGACTGCTCGATCTGCATGAGTGCTGACGGGATCTACGGAGTAGGTTCTGGCTCTTCTTATGCTATCGGGGCACTGCATGCAGGTGCAAAGCCTATCAAGGCGCTAGAAATTTCTGAGAGACTAGATATGAATACATCTGGGCCGTTCCTAGTCAAGGAGCAATATAAGTAACTGTTTGTGATGCGGATCACAGCAGTTGTGAGTTAGATTAGTCAC